GTAATCATCTATGAATATCTAAAATGAGGACAACTCGTCTACCTGGTCCAGTCTTTACGAGTTCGTGGTACCTCGCGTGATCGAATATAAAATCGTCGCCGTCCACGTGGACATGCGAACCACTTTCAGTATACAACGTGCAATCACCATCACTTTGTATAGTGAGATGATACCTCAGGAGTTCATTTGATTCAGCTCGGTGGGGAGCTATAGTCATAGGACCATCTACGACTGCGAACGCGGCGCGCTCGGCGAAGTCGCGTGTGCATGAAATCTGTTTGATTAATCCGTAGAGTATTGGAAAATGTTCAACTTTATAATAGTAGTAGTTCATATTCTCCTCAAACCATGGATCTAAGTCATGGTAATACTCGTGTTTCAGTGATGGTGAAACTTTTAGAAACTCTTCGCGTATCTTTTTATAGTGAAGTTTCAGTAATAAAAGTCCGGGGTGAAAGTGGTGAGGTTTGAATATATCTCTCAATGTATTTTGCATACCAACCACAGGTCTCCATATATTTGTAAAGTACAACAGATCTATCGGTGCTTTCATGTAGTCACAAAAAACTAAAATGGCGGGTGTAATAATCAGAAGGGGCCACATTATTTTCTCGGTAGATAATAAAAATGCCCGGATACGGCAAGCGTGAATACATGGACCCAACCCCAGAACCCACCGAGGACGTCAAGACTGTTGAGTATCGCTTCAAGATGCCAGCTCTCCCAGCGCTCACCATCGTTCAGTTCCTCCTCATCTCGTTCATCGCGTACCACGCGTGGACTACCCGCAAGATGAAGAGCCCCGTTTTGGGCACTGCTCTTGTTGCCTACGGTCTCTTCCACCTCTATGACCACCTTTACCGTGTGAAGCGTGGCCCAGAGCACCTTTTCTTTCTCCCCAAGAAGGAGGCGTACTGTGGTGCGTGCCGAAAATAAATCCCCGTAAAATATAAGTATGCGCGTCAAGGTTATTCGTAGCCCGAACCCGAGGAAGAAGTTCAGGGCGATATTAGAAGACGGCAGGACTGTTGACTTTGGTGCACGTGGATATTCCGACTACACCAAACACAAGAATCCTTCACGAATGCGTTCCTATGTTCTTCGCCACGGGGGTCAGATACCCAGACGTGTGATGGAGGAAGAGGATCCCCGAAAAATTCAGAAGCTTATGCTCAACGTAACCACCAGTGACAAGGAGGACTGGAAGTTAGGTGGAGTAGATAGTGCTGGTTTTTGGTCTAGGTGGTACCTATGGAGTTATCCCACATTTGGGGGTGTCCGTAGATTTATGAAAAAAAAGTATAACATAACTATAGTATGAGCAGAGGTACAATTATTGCTGTATTAGTTATACTTTTTACATGTTTCTTGTCAATATTTGGATACCTTTTCATTCAGCGATTGAAAAGGGATGCTGACGAAAGAAAACGGATCGAGGACTGGGAAAATAAAGTCAATGGGGATGAGGTATTTTTTTTTACTGAGTGTAAGTACAGGGGATTTATGATAAGTGAAAAGATTACAAATCCCATGAGTTCTATGTATGATCAGGATGATATGACGGGGCCACTGACGTCGATGATTATCCCCAAGGGTGTGGAAGTTAAGGCATTTACAGATGATAACAATAACATTTCATTTACTTACACTGGTCCTAGGGTACTGAGGTGTATAACTGCCCATGGTCCGGTCAAATCTGTGCACATAACTCACGTTTAAGAATATCCATCTTTTCGAAAAAGACCACCATAATATCGAGTGTTTTATAATTTTCTACCCCCAGGTACTGTTGGAACAGGTCTTCTACACCCTCGAAGAACCCAGTCAGTTTTAACTCATTTTCTTCTTCCTCTGTAAATGTTTCCAATTCACAAGTGTAATGTGACAATATTGTTTGAACTTCAACAACATTTTCACCCTTCCAATTCTCGAGGATGGTTTTCAGGTCGTCCAATCTAAATCGTTTAATGAATGCATCCGTGATACACCTCTTCGATATTATAAGTAAATCTTTACCAGTTTCCCCACCGATGTATTTTCTGAAAATATCTATAGTGGTTTTAATTCCAAATGGGGTGAAAACTATACTATCATCACACTGTCGTCTCACCCTAGAGAATTCATTCATTAGGGATATTACACCGTGAGTAGTTATGTCGTCATTTTCCCAATCTCTAGGGAGTTTTTGGAGTTCGCGGAGTTTAAATTTCTTTACTACGTGAGGTTCGGTTTTGGGAATACATCCAAAATGAAATAAACATAGTGCAACAAGTGGCACAATCATATTACAAACTAAATCTAATTCTTTATACTTAAAAAATCTTTGAAACTATTTACATAGTTGTTTTCTATAAGTTTTGCATAATCATATTCATCGTCATTCATATCGTCGTATGACAAATATGCTTCACTGAATACTCGTTTAATAGTTATGTCTACATTATCCAAGTAAAGAAGAAATTCAGATAGTTCATTGTCAGACATGGTATCCAATTCTAAATCAAATTTGTAATCAGAGAACCAATGTCTCGGTACACCAACTACATTTGTATCATATACAAGTAACCTTCTTGAAATAAATTCTTCAACTATTCCGAATGGTTGTAGTCCGATTTCATCGGACAGATAAGATGAAGCCATCAAAGTATGAATGCCTCCACTTATCTTGCGAAGAAAGTTTTTTTTGGTGTCTGTAATTATGATTGTCATTTTGATTTAAATTAAAATTTTAATATATAACTTAGGCGTTTAAAGATTGCATTTGAGTAATACTCATGACTGACTTCAAAGACGATCTTCGTGAAACAAATATACTCATTCGAGAGGTTATTCTCCCCCAACTTGTAAAGATTGAAACTGAGCTTATATCCTTACGTAAACACGTATGGCCGTATGTACAGGCGAGAAAGGAGAAGTTTTTACTCAACGACCTTGATGCGAAAAGAGATTTTTTCAAGTACCTTGATGATGAAACTATTATGGAATTATTGAAACTCAAAGCAAAGGTTTCATCTTCAGCCCAGGGTCTACACCAGAGGGAATACGACCTAACTAAAAATTTTTGTTAGTATACTATAAATGCGTGCGGGACTTGTAATCTCATTATTGGTTATATTTTTGGTGTCATCTGGGTTGGCGGCTGTGATGATGTCACAACAGAAAGACAAGAAGATGGTCGGTCCATCGGCTGTCGAGGCGGAAATGGAACCAGAAATGGAACCAGAAGTGGAACCAGAGGCGGAACCAGAAGCGGAAACAACTTCTCCAGCGACTGAAAACTACACCTATATAAAAATGTAGGTATACAATAAATGCTTCCCATATTTATGATACCCGGGGTTTCTGATCTCCTTCCATCTATCCCAGGTATGGATTTACTACCAACTACTTCAGAGATGTACAATGTGAATACACCCCTGCGTCTTTCGACAATCGGTTCATTTGTTTGTTGTATGTTTATGTTTGTCAATGTGATTCAAAAGTTGGGTCCTCTCCCCAAGGGTCCACCACCAATGATGGCGATGCTCCTAGGTGCATGTGCCTGTTCTGTATTTTCGACAGGACGTATAGGCTTTGATATCAAGAGGCGCCTTGCCCCTAAAAAGGAATAAAGAAGTCGGTACTGTGAATAGTAAATGGTTGCCAAGGGAAACGCTGAAATTTCAACCCGTATGACATATGAAGAACGTGAAGCCATGTACATGAAGGGTAAACAGGAAGCGATGAACAAGGCTCTCGAGGGTGAGAGGGTTCGCTACACGAGCGCCGGGGATTCTGAAAAGTTTGTTACATTCCTGGAAGGTCGTTTAGAGATTTGGGACGAGCTGAAGGATAAAACCTTCCATGGTACAAGGATGTACGAGAAGACTAAAGAAATCCTCGAGTCAAAAAGGTTTGGGGTTGAATAAAAAATAAAGAAAAATCGGTGTGTGTACACTCGCGTAAAATTGATACTTTGATATTACCAATTTTACGAGACAGTTTTGCTTTTCGCTTAGACATTATCTAAAATTTAGAGGTGATAATCTGACTTAGGTTTAATTACCGAACGCGACACCCGCCATACCATTCTTGATACGGAGGACATTGTAGTTCACCGCGTAAATGCGGTGAAGCGCGTTACCACCCGTGGGTCCAACGAGTGCGAGTTTGGCATTATCGATGCGGGAGAAGTTGAGGGTACCAGTGGGTTGCATTTTGCTCAAATTGAGACAGAATGGCCATGTGAAGGTGGGAAGATCCTCGAGAATGTCGTCTGGGAGATCCGTGCTGTGCATTTCTGGAACGACTGTGTGGTGATAGACATTGGAGGTATCCTCGAAGAGGGAAACACCATTGATGTAGAGAGACGACTTTTGGAAAGTGAATTCGGAATCCCAGTCATTACCCGTAGCCTTACCGGAAACGAGGTGGACAGATTTCACTGGGTGGTTGAAATATGTGAGATCAATCTCTGTATCGGTATTGGAGGCAAGTTGGTGTTGAGTTTGGGTGATGAGAAGTTCGTGTTCATTATCTGTGAAATATTTACGTTCGTCTGTGTCCAGGTAGATGTAGTTACCCCAAACCTTGGGAGTGCCGACTGGGGTGTATCCGTCGCGGCACTTGATGCGGATCTCCACGTCGTGGTATTGGAGGGCCACCAAAGGGAGAACCTTGGTCCAATCCTCACCGAAGAAGAAGGGAATCATGAAGTGGTCACCACCGTGGTTGGACTTTTTGTTGTTGGTTGTAACGGCACACGAAGCCTTAGCTGTGTTATCGCGGAGAAGTGGGTTGTGGACACCCTGAATAAACAGAGAATCCAGTTGCGACACCTTTTGGCCGCCGATCCAGAGACCAAACTCAGTTGGGCCGGAGGCGCCTGCGGAAAAGAGACCGTCGGAGTTGGTCTGAACATTTGAAATACGAGTGTCCTCGATCCAGATATAGCTCATGAGGTCACCCTTGGAGCGGATGGGGATGACAACCTCATTGTTTTCACCGAATGTACCAATGTAATCTAAGCGTTCGGGCTTCATTGCGAAATTTGTGTATCGCTTGTAGTTCTGACGAAAGAAACTGACTTGGGGGTCACCTGTGATGTACACATCCTGGGCCCCCACCGAAACGAGCTCAATCAAAGCTGCTGACATTTATTAATAAATGATATTAAAAATTGGGGTCGATGTAAACACATGGTGGTATTCCAGGCACTAACCTGGGAAGCGAGGGATTCTGACAAAGAACATTTGGTAAGTATTTTTGGTAAAACCGAGGGTGGTAAATCTGTATGTGTAACTACATCATTTACTCCATACTTTTTCATCAAACTTGACTTGAAAACCTCAAAGCAGAAGATTCAAGAGATTTATAGTACGATCGATCGGAAGTGTCCTGAATGTGTACTCTGTTATTCTATGATGAAGTCGAAGGATGTTTGGGGATTCCAAAACAATGAGGAGTTTATGTTTATGAAGGTGGACTTTGTAAATCTTCAAATGAGACGTCGGGTGGATTCGTTTCTAAAGCGACCAC